CCATTTGAAAATAATTATTAGCATTTGTTAAAGCAGCTTGTTGTCTATTATTAAGATTTTGAAAAATCATCTGCTTATATGTTTCAGCATCAGCTTGTGCTATAGGAATAGAAGCAGTTAATAATCCATCAGCTAATGCTTCTGCCATCATTGTGCTTGCACCTAAACCTCTTTCTGCCATAGCTGCTTTTGTTGCACTTGCAACACCTCTTAAATAAGCAGGTAATGCATTTCCAGTTTGTAAAGATGTTTCAATATCTGATGTAATATTTGCTAACTGACCTCTAACTGTAGCGTCAGAAGTTATAGTTCCAGTCTGCCCAGTCATAGGAGCTGTTACAGTTCCTGTTTGAGCTGTCATTGTTGGTGTAGCTCCAGCCACTGTAGCTGCTGTCATACTTGCAGGAGTTGCTGTTGTTGGTCCTGTTGCAGTAGTTGCTGTTGGTGCTGTTGCTGCAGTAATAGTAGGAATAACTCCAGCTGTAGGTTGAGCAGCTGCAACTGTTCCTTGAACTCCTTGAGTTCCCATAACTTCACCAGTTTGTACTTGTTGAGTAACTGGTGTTACAGTAGTGCCCGTAGGTGCTACTGGTGCTGTCAATAAAGTATCTACTAATGATATTACCTTACGACTTTTATCTTGTTCTGTCATTGTCGGCTGAATAGCCGCTTCAGGTAATGTTGTAGTATTTGGTGCGTCTGTTGTTGCCATTATCTACCTTGTCCTCTGTATCGTTTCATATTTTTTTTTGCGTGTTTGTTGGGTCTCTTAGCGTGCTTGCCAGGTCTTTTCTTTTTTGTCTGCCTTACAAAATTACTAACGCCAATGAGGGATTTGCGTTTTGCCATATTATTTTATTTTTTAAACCAATTTGGTAATCCTAAATGTTTTCTTCTATCATAGATGTTTTTATTTGCATCTTTTGATTTTTGATTATTATAATGTAAGAATACTTGAGCACAATTATCTCCTTGAAATTCTTCTCTCCAATGTTCTAACTCCATACCTCTATAAACTAACATATCTCCAGGTTTTAAAGTAACTCTAACACCTTTATTATTACTAGATACAGTTATTTTTTTACCATCAGGTATACCTACGTTTTTTTTAGGTTCTAAATAAATTGGCCATGGATCACCACCTAAATTAAGTGTAGTTGATATTTCACAACTAAATCTATCTTTATGTCTATGAAGTATATCTCCTGCTTTATATATTCTAGCATAAGAATATGTTGGATTTAATTTTAACTTAGTATATTTTTCCATTACTGGTAAAGTTTTAAGTAACAAAGTTTCCATAGCTATATCTGCATAATGCGAATACGTATTTGGAACTTGTTCATCATTCCATACTCCAAATTCTGTAGTAAATTGTGATATATATCTTTCATCAAAAAGAGTTCTTGCAACTTGTCTTTTCATTAAAAAATAATTATAAACAAATTCTGCTATTTGTTTTGGAACAGCTTCTTTGATAACGCAATATTTATTTTTTTGAAAGCTCATTATTCATACTCCTTTCTTTTGATATTGCGGTTTCAACAACTTTAATATTCCAATGTATAAATCTAAATGGTTCTAATCCTGGATCTACTGCATATTCATGTGGTACATAACCTGGAAAAATAATCATCGTTCCTGGTTGTGGTTTATAATGAACCTGACTACTTCCCATTGATATTTGTTCTTGATTTTTTAATGGTAATTTTGTCATTACAGATCCAGGTCTTGGATCGTGAAATATTGGAAAAGATGTTTTATCAGAAGATTTTAAAAAATAAAATCCAGATACATGTTGATTCCAATGAGCATGAGTTGAATGATGCCCTCCACCTTTTTCACTAAATTCTTGTACCCAAAATTCTGTAAAATGTAAACTATGATTTTTTAAATCAAAACCTGACCAATCTAAAAATTCATATGATCTTTGTCCTATAAATTGAACTAAGTCTTTTGCTTTTGGATCATTAGAAAAACTTTCACTATGATAAGATAAACCAAATGTTCCTATATCTTTTTTCCATTTAGGTTCATTTTTTAATTTATCTTTTAAATTTTTTTTAGCTTTCTTAATATATTTATCTGTTAATTTAATTGTATTTTTCAAAAACATGGGTGCTTCTGCTACCCATACTGGTGTTTGAAAATAAAATGCAGATTTAAAATCTACATGCCCTTTTGGTTTTTGAGCTGTACTACTTCCCCCTTGTATCATATTATTTAAATGGCCTCCCTAAGTTCCATATTACTAATGAATATCGTGTGCCTGATGTTACTGGTTTGACTCTATGCCAAACAAACGAGGGGAATACTACTAAAGATCCTTTTGGTAAAATTTGTTTACAAATATGTATATTTGGTTTTTTATCAGGATCTTGATCTCTTAAATCAAATTCTAACTCACCACCTTTATAATCTTTTGGATCACTTAACGAAACTGTTACAGATAATTTTCTAATTTTACCTTGTGTTGGTCCAGGTTCTGCATATGGTTTATCCCATGAATCACAATGCCAATCATAATATTGATTTAATTTATACTTTGTAAATTGACATGACTCTGAATAATCCCATTCAAAGTTCCAATTTGCAGCTTTATTTGCTTGATTTATATAAGGTTGTATTTCTTTGTAAATCCACCTATCATTCATCCAAACAATATTAGAATCTCTTTTTTTCTTAATATCATTTATTTCATTATCTGTTAATGGATTTTTTTGTAAATCTCTATCCCTACCATAACCACCTGTAATTGCTTGTTGCTCTCTTTGTTTTTCTGATTTACCATATTGTACAATCAAATCACATATTCTAGGTGGTATAGCTGATTGAAAATAATAGTAATAATTAGATAAATTCATAATTTATAGTTAATAATACATTGATTTGTTCAGATTTATTTTCTGTAATAAAATATCTTTGAGTAGAAGGAAACATATAAAAATAATTATTCTTTATTGGTATATGCCAAGTTCTATACTTTCTTCTATTATCATCATATTCTATTACAAGGTCACAAGAATCTTTGCCTACAAATGTACCATAAACTAATGTATAGTCTGGAGAGTTTCGTAAATCTACAGGATCAACTTGATGTCTTATAAAAGATTTTTCTTTAGGATTATAAACATTTCCATGTTGAGATTTATCAACTAAAGTAAAACCATATTCTGATCTTACATGATCTCTAATATAATCTTTTAACCATTGTAAAGGTTGTGAAAATGATATATTAAAATCATTATATGAATAACTTTTATTATTATTAGTAATTCTTTTGTTATCTATAAAAGATAAAATTATATCATTTTTAATTTTATTTCTATCAATATCAAAACCTTTAGGCATATCGATAGGTCCATATATCAGAGGTATTTCTGATAGTGTTATTTTTTCCATATATATATTATACACTCCTATTAAAAAAAGTCAATATTAAAGGGGTATATTTATATATTATCTTTCTATTTTATTCCAATTTTGAGCTGATTCATCCCACTGATATATATGAGTGCTCTTCTCTTCATCAGATAATTCTGGAGCATCACCAACTGGTGACTGCCATTTTGCTTCTGCTGTATTAAGAACCCAACTAGCATAAGGCTTCTTAGTAATAAAAATATCATTATCTTCATCATAAGTCATGCCTATTCCTGCATAGTTTCCTCTAAATGCTTTTGAATCATCACCTGATGAATGTTTATTATTATTAGTATTATAAGATGTTTTTTTCCAAAGAGGCCAGCTGTGGATTCTTTCCAAAAACTGTCTACCTACTTCTTCATCTTCAACACCATCAGCATTTTGACAATCCTTATCAGCTACAACGTGTACCGCTATAACTTTATTGTTTGCTCCTAGTTTAGCATAATGTGCCATTGTTTTTCTCCTCTTGTTAAATTAATTTTGAAATTTATATCTTACTATAACTATTCCTGATCCTCCATCTCCTCCACAGCCACCTGGATTTGGTGCTCCACCTCCTCCACAACCTGAACCTCCACCACCGCCACCACCAGTGTTTGCTGTTCCGTTATCTCCTTTATGTCCTCCTGGATTTCCTCCAGTTCCACCTTCTCCACCACCACCTGCTCCTCCAGCTACACCGCCAGGTGCAGATGGACCGTTTGATGATCCACCACCACCTCCTGCAAAGTATCTTGTTGAAGAAACTGGCCCAGGAGTTCCATAACTTGGTGCTGTTGGACCAAATACTGAATCTGAAATATATGAACCTATACCACCTGTTGAGCCAACATTTGGATTAGATGGTGTAGCACCTACTGCTCCAGCACCTCCTCCTCCAGCACCTGCATTATTATTTCCTGGATAACCCACTCCTCCATTATTTCCTTGTGGAGGACTTACTGGAGGTGTATTACCAGAACCAGCTGACTGTCCTTGTGTGCTTCCACCACCTGAACCACCTGGACCTCCAGCTTCAGGACTTCCTCCACCAGCTGCACCAAAACCACCGCCTGCTGATGTTATAGAAAAACCTGAAGAATTAGAGCCATTAGAACCTGCATTATTTGCACTTGCAGCATCTGCTCCTCCTGCTCCAACTGTTATTGGATATGTTTGTGCTGAAACTGTTACACCTGTTGGATTTGCTAAAGGTGACATAACTGGTGCAGCAAGACAACCCACTGAATTTGATAATCTAAAACCACCTGCACCTCCAGCTCCTCCCATATAAGCAGGAGAACCACCTTGTCCTCCTCCCCCACCACCTGCAATAATTGTATAATCTATTGTAGTAGAACCTCCTGGTGCACCTGCATTTGTAACTGTAAAATCTCCATCAGAAGTAAAAACATGTGTTTTAAAATCTCCATTTGTTAAAATTGTTCCACCTGTAGCTACTACATAATTAGGTGCTCCTGAAACATCAGAAGTAGAATCTTGTATATTTTTCCAACCTCTTGTTGCATCAACATAAACTAATGTAACAGATTGGCCTGCTGTAATTAAATTTGCATTTGAACATTCACCATTAATCTTTGATCCATTTCTATTAAGTGTTACACCTTTACATGCAGTAGCCCACGTATTTGCGTAGTCTGCAAAAGCGACAATGTCACCAGCAGATGGTGAAGATGGTAAAGTTACTGTTATTGTCCCTCCAGTAGTATTTACAAAAAATCCATCTCCTGATACAGCTGTAAATGGAGATGTTTTAGCTGTTGTACACCAGTCTACTGTTCCTGTTCTACCGAAACCTGTTTGTGATGCTCCTGTTGCAAGTGCAATCGTTTTACCACTTGCACCTAATGTAATTGTAGAACTACACTTTGATACAAGTGCACTTCCACATGAATCTTGAATTGTATTTACTTTAATTGTGCTTGTCATATGTTACCTAATTAATTTTGAAACTTATATCTTATTACTACCACTCCTGATCCTCCTGATCCACCATTACAATTACCACTAACACCACCATTTCCTCCACCGCCACCACCACCAGTGTTTGCTGTCCCTGATTGAGCTGCTGCACAGGCTGAACCTCCATCTCCACCTCCTTGTGTTCCTGTTGGTGTTCCTGATCCACAATCGCTACCACCACCACCACCTGCATATCCTACTGGACTTCCTGTAATATTTGTTGTTGCTCCTGCTCCTCCTGGATTTCCTGCTGGTTGACCTCCAGCTCCTACAGCTGTTGCACCACCGCCTCCACCACCTCTACCTGTAGTATTTGGACTATTAGGTCTACCTGCTCCACCATCATTACCTTGAGACGGACTTACTGGTGGTGTGTTTCCTGAACCACCTGAACCTACTGAACTTCCTGGACTTCCATAAGAATCTCCACCTCCACCTGAACCACCAGGTTCACCATTAGAAAATGGACTTGGACCTGAACCTGCACCACCTCCACCTGTCGATGTTATTGTTGAAAAAACTGAATTATTACCTTTTCCTCCTTGCTGACCTGCTGGAGAAGTTGTTACACCTGCACCACCTGCACCAACTGTAATTGGATAAGTTTGAGCTGTAACTGATAAACCATCAGGTGCTACTAAAGGTGAAGCTGTATATGTTTCAAAAGCTGGTGCTTTACCTTCTCTAAATCCTCCAGCTCCGCCTCCACCTGCTCTATCTTTACCACCACCACCGCCACCAGCGACAACTAGATAAGATACTTTATCTGAACCTGCTGGATTACCAACAGCACTTACAACGAAGTTTCCATCTGCTGTAAAAGTATGAATTTTATAATCACCACAAGTAGCAACTGTATTACCACCTGTAGCAGCTATGTATGATCTTCCTGTAACATCAGAAGTACCATCTTGAATAGATTGCCAACCTTTTGTACCATCTACATAAATTAAAGTAACTGATTGTGACTTAGTATTTAAAGTTGCACAAGCACATGAACCATTAATTTTTGAGCCGTTTCTTGCAACTGTAACTGGATTAGAATCCCAAGTATTTCCATAATCTTTTAAAGAAACAATATCACCAGCACTTGGTGATGTTGGTAATGTAACAGTTACTGCTCCACTTGTAGTATTAACAAAAAATCCATCACCGCTAGTTGCAGTAAATGGAGATGTTTTAGCTGTTGTACACCAATCAACAGTTCCTGTTCTACCAAAACCTGATTGACTTGCACCGCATGCTAGTGTAATTGTTTTTCCAGATTCACCTAATGTTATGGTGCTTCCTGATCTTGTTGTAATTGTATTTACTTTAATTGTGCTCATATGTTACCTATTATTGATATCTGTATCTAATCATTACTATGCCAGAACCACCTGCTCCATTTGGATTAGGACCAGGGTTAGGAGTATAGTGTCCTCTAGCACCACCTCCACCACCAGTGTTTGTGCTACCACCAGTTACACTAGCTAAAGTTTCATCTCCACTTCCACCACCACCTGTACCTCCTGGTACACTTGCTCCTGGATTACTTCCTGTACAACCTGCTCCGCCTCCACCTCCAGCAAAATATCTTGTACTACTTACTGGACCTGGAGTTCCATAACTTGGTGCTGTTGGTCCAACAAATGGATCGGCAATATAACTTCCAATTCCACCTGGTCCACCATTAGAACCTGGTGATTGTGATCTATCACCACCTGGTGCTCCAGCTCCGCCACCCCCTCCACCTGCATGAGGTGTTGGAGTTGCACTTGACACTGGTGCAGCTTGTGCACCAAAACCACCTGGATTTCCTTGAGATGGAGATACTGGAGGAGTATTACCTGATCCCCCTGATCCTGGACCTACTGATGAACATCCTGCTCCACCGCCAGAGCCACCATCATGTCCTCCTGGACCTGGAGGGTCACTATCTGCTCCTCCTCCACCTCCACCTGTTGATGTTATAGTTGAAAATACGGAATCACTACCTTTTGCACCATACTGTGCTGGAGCACCTGGACCTGATGCTCCTGGTCCTCCACCTCCTACTGTTATTGGATATCCTGTTGCTGAAACTGGCAAAGCTGTTGGTGTTGCTAAAGGTGACATAGTTGGTGCAGGTATAGATAAAGAATTTGATAATCTAAAACCACCAGCACCTCCTCCTCCAGCTCTAAATCCGCCACCGCCACCACCGCCAGCTACTACGAAATAATCTACTGTATTAGAACCACAAGCATTACCTGCTGCAGATACACAAAAAGTTCCATCTGCTGTAAAAATATGTGTTTTAAAATTTCCACAAGTAACAACTGCATTTCCACCAGTTGCAGTTACATATGATGCTGTAGATGCTTCTGATTGCTGTCCATCATTAACAACTAACCATCCCTGCGTTCCATCAACATAAACTAAAGTTGTTGATAGACCTTCAGTCGAAAGAGTTGCATCAAGACAAGCACCACCAATTTTTGAACTATTTCTACCAAGAGTTACATTATTAGTATCAAAAGTTTTTGCGTAATCTTTAACAGCAACAATATCTCCAGCACTTGGTGAAGCTGGTAATGTAACTGTTATAGCTCCTGATGTTGTATTTACAAAATAGCCTTTACCTGAAACTGATGTAAAAGGACTTGTTTTTGCTGTAGTACACCAATCTACGGTTCCAGTACGACCAAAACCTGATTGAGATGCACCAGGGGCTAAAGAAACTGTTGCACCTGTTCTACCTAAAGTTACAGTAGTTGCATCTACTACTGCAGTTTTACAAGCACCTCCACCAACTGTTATAGTTGTACCTGATTGTTGTGTAATTTGATCTACTTCTATTTTACTCATTATACTATTACCAATGTTCCTGCAACTGTAACTGTCGCAGTAAATGTTACTGGACCAGCTAATACTGCATTACCTTCTATTAACATATTTTCATCCATT